GGATCTGGAATTGGCACTAATGCAAGTAATACTTTTGCTAGTTTACAATGGCGCGAAACTAGGTAACAATATTGTAACTTTTTTGACACCTTTTTTTCTATAATTTTAATTTTAAAAATTTTTTTTATTTCATATAATTAAATATGAATACATGGAGTAAAGACACTGATTTTATAATTGTCTCACAATTATTTGAAGAAGATTTATTAAGTCGAGATTGGTTATATAAGAATTTTTTTAATGTTCCAATTATATTATATAGAAAAGGTACCGATGTCCCATTTCACGGATTAGAAGCATCTACTTACTTAAAATTTATTTGTAATAATTATAATAATTTGCCAAAAAGTATAATGTTTTTATATGGCGACGAAGCCGCGTGGCATCAAAATAATCGTAATATTATCAGATGGCAACAAAAATTAAATGAGTCGCCAAATTTTATAAAAAAGAATCCATATGTGAATTTAAATACAACCGATTATGATGATAGAATTTTGGGGCATAATCCCGCTATGGATTTACTATGCGAACTTTGGGACGAATATTTTAAACCACATTTTCAAAGAGATTGTCCGAATTATGTAAGACATTTATGTTGCGCGCAATTTGTAGTTCAAAGTTATCTTATAGAAAAAATTCCATTAGAGACTTTTCAAAAATGGTATGAATTATCTATAAATGAAAATTATGATAATTTTTTAATTGCCAGGGTTTTTGAATATATTTGGCATATGATTTTTGGATTACCAGATGTGGTTAAACCTTCGGAACGCGAAACTATATTTGTTTAGTTTTTTTAAAAATAGTGTAATTAAGCTGTAATGGACACTATATTTGGAAAGAAATCCCTATACGCCCCCGAATCAGAAATTAAATTTGCTCAAAAAACACAAAAGTTTATAGAATCTGGCGTAGAAAATTATTTCGTTAAACAAAAGTTGACAGGTGATAGTGCTATTGATGTTTTTGGATGGAGTGTCGCCACGAATAGTAACGGAACAGTTTTAATGATGGGCGGACATTATGATGATGATAGTGGGTTTAATGCTGGCGCAGCCCTCATCTATACAGGTAATGCAGTGGCTGGATGGCAGTTGCGACAAAAATTAACAGGCGATAGTGCTAATGACGAGTTTGGACAGAGTGTCGCCATTAATAGTGACGGAACCCTTCTCATGATGGGCGGGGCTTTGGATGACGATGGCGGAAACAATGCTGGCGCAGCCCTCATCTATACAGGTTCAGCGCAAGGTGGGTGGACGCTAAAACAGAAATTAACAGGTGATAGTGCTGGTGATGAATTTGGAAGGAGTGTCGCCACTAATAGTGATGGAACCGTTCTGGTGATGGGTGGATGGCAGGATGGCGATGGCGGAACAAATGCTGGCGCAGCCCTCATCTATACAGGTAATGCAGCGGCTGGATGGCAGTTGCGACAAAAATTAACAGGCGATAATGCTAATGACTTTTTTGGAGCGAGTGTCGCCACCAACAGTGATGGAACCCTTTTAATGATGGGGGGATATGCTGATGACGATGGCGGAACAGACGCTGGCGCAGCCCTCGTCTATACAGGTTCAGCGCAAGGTGGGTGGACGCTAAAACAGAAATTAACAGGTGATAGTGCTGATGATAGTTTTGGATCCAGTATTGCCACAAACAGTAACGGAACAGTTTTGATGATAGGAGCATTTTATGATGATGATAGTGGGTTTAATGCTGGTGCGGCACTCGTCTATACAGGTTCAGCGCAAGGTGGGTGGACGCTAAAACAGAAAATTACTGGTGATAGCACCAATGATTATTTTGGATGGAGTGTCGCCACGAATAGTGATGGAACAGTTTTGATGATGGGTGGAGATTTAGATGACGATGGTGGAATTGATGCTGGAGCGACACTCATTTATACAGGTTCCGCACAAAATGGATGGGCGTTAAAACAAAAATTAACCGGTGATAGTGCTGGTGATCAATTTGGGTGGAATGTCGCCACAAATAGTGACGGAACAGTTTTAATGATAGGAGCATTTTATGATGACGATGGTGGAGAAAATGCTGGCGCAGCCCTGGTTTATACCAATAAAGTTTTATCCCCAGCGCCACAAATAGAAATTAAATTTTTAAAACCGCAATTAATTCTTGGAATCGGTTATGACGATCCAAATAATGCGCTAGAACCAGATGTTACAGCATGGGTATTAATGGATGGCCCGCTTTATAATACCGAAAGTGACGAAAATTCTGGTTTTATTGGTGGACAAAGCTGGAGGAAAATGGCTCCGATTGGTTACCTACCATATGGAAAAGAAACATATAGTTACGGAGATGAGCAAGTAAGGTGGAATGGTGCTTTCTGGGCATATACAAACGATTTAGTTGGAAGAACTTTTGCTATTTCCTATGATGATGTTCAATGGCCATGGCTAGCAACATGGACTAATAATTTTGTTGGGGCAAAAATTACATCCACATATGTAAAAACAACTAATTACCCAGCCGTGCCATAATTAATATACTTATTCTAATATCACATCAACTTTTTTAAAATATTACAATATCGTCACTTGAATTGGCCCATCTTTTGCTGTAATATATAGTATGAAAGGAGGTGCTTATGAGTTTAAATCATTATCAAACAAATCAATTAGGTATTGTTTTTGGACCTTATGGTTCAATTGGCTATGCTGGAACGATACAGCGGAAAGATTTGAAAAAAGTCGCTCAGACTTTTTCCAAATTATTTCGTTGGGCTAAAAATGTTTTAGCTTCGTTTCTGTAAAACAGAAAAGCCCCTTGAAAGAGGGGCTTTTTATTATACATTATTTAATTTCAATTGTTTTATGTTTTGCTTGTTCAGCTTTTTGAGCGGAGATCGTGAGCACACCATGTTCAAGTTTAGCGTCAATTCTATTTGTGTCTAAGGTTGGTGGAATACTTACTGAATGATAAAATTTCAGATTATCTTGTTCTGCACTAATATGTAACATATTATTTTCAGAACTAATTTTAATATTTTCTTTTCGAAAACGCGGAAGTTCAATTTCCAAACTATAAGAATCTTTGTTATCTTTAAATCCGAAAGTTTGGGTAAAACTATATTTAGGACTTGTTACAATATTGAAACTATTGGAAAGTGTGGGCCAAAGATGTTCAATGTCATCAATAAAGTCCCAACTTTCAAAAGTATTATTTAAGGGTATAAGTGAATAATTTAAGTTCATAGTATTAGATTAGACTCACAATTATGAAGAACGTTCAAAAAAATTTTTATAGATTAAATAAAAAGTGTCTATATTATATATAGTGTAAATATATATGTTCTTTGCATGAAGTCTAAAAAAGAAAAACCTCGTGACGTTTCTCCATATACGGAGAAGAAAAAAACAAAATCAAACATTGAACTCAATATAAGAGAATTACCATGGACAGATAAACAAAAAGAGTTTATTAAGTTAGCAAGTGATAAACATACTAAAGTAATTATCACTAAAGGTGTCGCTGGTACTAGTAAAACACTGCTTGCTGTATATTGCTCTCTGCAAAAAATTAAAGATAAAAAAATTAGTGAAATATATTATAGCCGCGTTCCAGTAGAGGCTTCTGTTCATGGAATCGGATATATTAAAGGAACATCGGAAGAAAAGATGTCACCTTATACCCATCCAATGGTTGACAAATTAAATGAATTGTTAATTGAACCACATGTTAAAGCATTGATGGCTGACGAAAGAATTGTTGGTATTCCTTTGGGGTTTTTACGCGGATTAAATATTTCTAATGCTAGTTTTATAATGGATGAAGCCCAAAATTGTCGTACGGAAGATTTTCTTCTCGTAATGACGCGCATGGCAAAATTTTCTACATTATTTATATGTGGCGATGCCCAGCAATCAGATATTAAACAGAGCGGTTTTAATAAAGTATTTAATATGTTTGATAATGAAGAATCAAAAAAGCGGGGTATTCATACTTTTGAATTCGGCAAAGAAGATATTGTAAGATCTGAAATTCTATCTTATATTATAGAATGTTTTGAAAATATTCAAAAATAAAGTGTAATTAGAGACAATGCCAATTAAAAACATTATAGAAAAAGCGGAAAAACAGTTTCCAGTTGATCAGAATATTACAGATGCAATTAAACAAGCAGTCAGTAATATATCTGGTGGTAATGGTGGTTATCCCTTAGATAACCCGAGCGGATTTATTACTACTGGCGATTTAGTTGGTTTAGAATTAAGAATAGCCGGAGACATTGTTTACACAACTGGAAATCAAACAATAAGTGGATTAAAAACTTTTACAAATGCCACTTTTAATACGCGCCCAACGGTTAATGGTACTGGGGTTCTTTTAAGCGGTGAAGCCGCAAAATTGCCAGATACTCTTGTTTATACCACTGGAGGTCAAACGATAAGCGGAAGTTTATCTTTTGAATCAGACAATTATTTTTTTGATGGTGCAAACGTTTATTTCGTAAATAATACGGGTATCGTTAGTGGAGAATGGAGATTTACAAATCGTCCTACGGTTAATGGGACTGGGATTATATTAAGCGGAGAAGGAATTGTCGCAAATCAAATCTCTGATAGCACAGCGGCGGGTAGAACTTTATTAACTAGTAATTTAGCTAATCAAAGAACTCATCTTGCATTTTTTCCAAGTTTTTCGGGTAGGTCTTCTTTTCCAGTTAATGGAGACGTTAATCGTGTTTATACGGCACTGGATACCTCAAAAATTTACGCTTGGATATCTTTGTTAAATGATTATGTAGAAATTTCTCCAACGCCAACTGGAGAATTGGATAATCGTTATACTCAAAACTTAGGAAATGTAAGTGGAATTCGCGCAATGACTACTGGAGAATATAATTCTCTTACTCCTATTAGTGGAGTGCTATATATTTTAATATAATGACTTTAAACCAATCAAAAGTAATTCAATACGGCCCGAAATCTGCTAAACAAATTTATTATAATAACAATTTAATTTGGACTAATCTAGTTGTTAATGGAGATTTTTCTAATGTTTCTGGAATGACTAGTAATGTTACTAATTGGTGGGGAAGAGCCGTTCCTTTTGGATGGAATACTTTGGTAAATATTTCTACAAATGATTTTGTAGTAAGATTGCTCAATGGCGTTTATTATGCAAATATTAATGTTCTATCAAGATCTTCAGCGGAAGCAGGAGGGGTGTTACCTTTTTTTCAAGATATAGTAATGCCTGTGACTTCTAATGTTACTTTAACATTTTTTGGGTCTAATCCTTTTAATGCTAATGCTTGGACTCTTGGATGTAACATAGTAAACCAAACTACCTCAACTACTTTGGCAACTACAAGTATAACTACTCCTCAAACAGTTACTCTATCAGCTTCAAATGTTCCTGCTGGAAACACTATACGCATTAATTTTTGGAAAGGTGCAGCTGCTCAGACCCCAGGAATTACAAATGTTTTTATAACATTGAATTAAACAATATGGCCGGAATTAGTTTAATATTACAAAATAGTCCGAACGTTACCGGAATCAACTGTGGCTCAAGTTCTCCAAGACTAGGTGGAACTATTGATTTATCTGCTTTTCCTAATTTGCAAGATTTTAGATGTCAAAATAATGATATTACAGCTATTAGTGGTTATCAAAATAATGCAAATTTAACTTTTATAAATCTTAGTAATAATAAAATTACAGGGTCTTTACCATCTTTTGCGGGAACCCCTAATTTAGTTACTGCTGTGTATAGTAATAATTTATATTCAGGAACTATTCCAAATTATAATTCTCAATTAAGAAACTTTCAATGCGTTAATAATAATCTTTCTGGGACAATTCCTGATTTAACCAATAATAATGGTTGGACTAACTTTTTGGTTCATGATAATAATCTTACAGGACCAATTCCACCATCTTTAAGCAATCAAAGTAATATATTAGTATTTTCTTGTTATGAAAACCCTTTAACAGGGTCTATTCCTAATATTAATGCATGCGGACAATTACAAAGGTTTTTATTGGCTTCATGTAATTTAACAGGCTCTATACCAAATCTAACAAATAATGTAGATCTCACGGAGTGCTGGTTTCATAATAATCTTTTAACAGGCTCTATACCAAGTCTTAGTGCAAATACTAGATTGACTAGATTTTTATGCCAAAATCAACTAGGAGCATCCAAAATAACAGGCTTTGCTGGCGGCTCTGTTTCTATTACTTTGGGTGATTTTTCAGCACAAGTCAATCAATTAAGAGCTAGTGCGGTCAATTCGATTCTTGCATCTTTTGTTGCTGCCGGAAGAACAACGGGAACTCCAGTATTAAATGGAACATGTATATTAAATTTAGGTGGAACAACTAATTCCAGACCAACGGGGCAAGGCGTAACAGACGTTACAACCCTAAGAAATCGTGGATGGACAGTAACAACAGGAACAGCTTTACTATGATTAAAATATATTCAAATCAAGAAAAACCAGATGTTGTCCCCATGGTAGATGGGGTATTCACTAATGAAGTTGAATGGTGGATGATTTATGATGCGGTCACTAATAAAGTAATTATACCACCACTACAATGTTATGGAGGAACTTCAAGTCCATACACAATGGTTATCGCAGATACAGAAGAAGAATTAAATCAATTTATTACAGATAACGGGTTAATTCTTCCACCTAGAGAGTTTGACTCTACTTATAATATTGAATAACACGTTCTGGTATTTCTAGATATTCTTTGTAAGATTTTAATATTTTAGTCGGGCAAAAATCCTGCACTTTTTGATATTTTCTATTGTCGCTCGGCCATTTATTGTATTTATAAAGCATTGCATATTTATATAAAATAGCATTGGCACTTTGTATATATTTTTTGTGGTCGAAAAGTTTATTATTTTTAATTATATTTGCCGCGCATTTTTCACAATCAATTTCTAATTCCATTAGAGCCGCAAGTTCTTTTTTATATTTTTGTGGCTTTAAAATAATTTGTGAATAGGTTACATCATAATCGCAAAAACGATTCCATAATTTTGAATCATCTCTCCACTGTATAAAGTGGCAATACTCATGAATAAGCACGCCAAACCACTCTTCTTCTTCTAGATTTCCTTTTGCTACTTTAATAACTGGATCGTCATTAGAATCCATATAAAAAAGGCCGGAGCATTTGCTCTTACCACCACAATAATTTCCTTTTAATAAAACAATACGACCATCAAGAGATTCGACATCTTCCTTGATGATATCGAACACCTTAGAATTGATTAAAGACGACATCAGTAGTTATTTACACATATATATTTATAAAAAGTTTATAGAAGAGATTTTAGAATTTTTTTGTGTAAGTCTATAAAATACTGTGTATGAAATATTTTTGCTCAAAATGTGGTAAGACCACTCAATATAGTTTTGAAATGCCAAAATTTTGCGCATTTTGTGGGCAGTCTTTTGCCAGTAAACCTACATCAGTAGAAGCCGATGATAAAAGAAATAAATTTTTAAATGAATTAAAATTAAAGAAAAATATAAACACTATAAATATAGAAGAAGATATTTTATATAATTCCGAATATGTTGAAGAGGGGGGTTATAAAGTTCATGATTTCAAAAAAATAAAACCATCTTTTAAAATCGATATTTATCAAAATAAAGGCGAATCTTTTGCCTCTTTATTAGAAAATCCTTCTGAGGATATAAAATCAAATAATGAAAATCCAATCGAACAAAAAACAGAGGAAGAAATTTTAGCGGAATTTCAGAGAGAAGCGAGTTCATTAAGATCTAAATAATTTAATATGCCAAAAAAGAAAAAAGGCATTGTTAGACCCTCTTTTGAAGAATCGATAGAAATAATCAATTCTGAAATACAAAAACGCAAACATCGTTGGCATCTTACCGCAATTGCATGGATGGATTTTGAAGATATCGCGCAAAGACTACGACTACATATTTACAAAAAATGGGAGAAATGGGACCCAGCTCGCCCTATGCGTCCTTGGTTAAATCAAGTCATTAATCATCAAATGACTAATATGCTAAGAAATCATTATTCCAATTTTTCACGCCCATGTTTGAAATGTCCATTTAATACTGGAGAATACGGATGTTCAATTTATGGTACGCAAAATAATTCATGCAAAGATTATAAAAAATGGGAAAAAAGCAAAAAATCTGCATATGATGTTAAATTTCCATTAAGTATTCATAGTCCAAATCATGATAACCCAGAAACTACTTTGGAAAATATATTACATGATACAGAGTATATTCTAGACATAGAAAGCTTGATGCCACTTTTTCATGAAATGATGAAAAAACATTTAAGTACAATTGAATGGAAAGTTTATGATTATATGTTTCTTCAACATTTGGGAGAGGCAGATGTAGCAAAAAAAATGGGTTATAAACTAAGTTTAAAAGAAGGGCGGCCAGCTTATAGACAGATTAGTAAAATCAAATCTAAAATTTTACAAAAAGCGCGTGAAGTTGTAAAGGAGGTTTTATAATGGAAGAAATTCTGACATTAGAACAGCAAAATAGATTAAAAGAATTTTTGCAAAAAAATCCTGAAGCTACCCTTACAGAGATTACCGCTTACACTTATAATAATGAAAATATTGATAGCCGTAGTAAAGAAGGACGTATACTAAAAAAATATCTATTAGATAATAATATTGAATATAAAAATCGTTCAATATTTCAAAGAGATCGTGTTTCACTAACTAAAGATCAAGAAGAATTTATAAAAAATAATTATAAAAATCAACATTATTTAGACATGGCAAAAATTTTATTTAAAAATAATAATTTAACCCATTTAAGTCTTGAATCGCGCGAAGTTAACAAATATGTTAACAAACTACAAAAGGCTGATCCTACATATTTAGATATGACTACTTATGTCCCTAAAGAATCAGAGGCGCCAGCACAAAGTCATATTGGGGAATATTTTCCACCGCGCCGTATGGATCAAACTTTGTATAGAATTAATAAATATCTTAATTTAGGCTGGGAAGAAAAGAAATTAAAAGCTATGCAACTTAAACAGGTTGAAATGCTTCAAAGATATTTGAATACTTTTAGTTTTTGCTATCAAATTAATACTTATCGCCGTGAAGATGACCGTAAATTATTTGAGGATGCTTTTATTCGTTATACATATGACAAGGAAGATTTAACACAAGAAGAATTAGATCAATTTATTACTTTATGCACAGAAGTTGTTACGGCTTCTACAATTTTACAACAAGTTGAAGATTTGCGTCAATTATTACGTCAAGCCTCCGAAGAGGATGAGGGGCGCAATATTAAAATGAGTCTTAACGAGGCGATTAGTAGCTTACAAACTGAGTATAACCAATGTCGTAATAGGCAAAATAAATTATATAAATCACTTGTGGATGATCGATCTAAAAAAATACAGGAGCGGAAACAAGAAAACGCTAGTATTCTTAATTTAGTACAGGCATGGAAAGACGAGGAGCGTCGTAAAAGTATTATTCATCTCGCAGAAGCCCAAAAACAGAATTTGGAAGATGAAGCTAAACGCCTGTCTTCTATGGATGAGTTAAAAGCGGTAATTCGTGGAATTGATATTGATGAAATGGTTCATAGTTAATATAATATATTATGAATAAAAATAAAATTTATTTAAAATGTAAAGTTTGTGGAGAAGAATTCAATTCTTTCTCAGACCTTCAAAAACATTTAAGATTTTATCATAAACTTTCTTGCAAAACATATTTTGAAACATATTGGAAACGTATTGACCGTTTTAATGGTAGTAAATTAGAATATAAATCATTTGACCAATATATTACCTGTGATTTTGTCGATAAGAAAAACTATAAAAACTGGCTAAAGACTTTGTCTCAAGAAGAGTGCGCTGATTATTTTAAAAGTAAATTAGACCAATATTGTAATTTAAAAAACATAGAAGTTGCCCCTTGTCAAGTAGAAGCTCAAAGTATTAATTGTTTATTACCAATAAGTACAATGGAAGCTTTGTCTGGAATGTGTTACAATGATCTATGCCAAAAAATTGGATTACATTCCAGATTTAATTATCAAATTCCAGAGGATATTTCATGGACTCCAATTGCACAAATTATTGTAGATAGCCGTGAACAAAAGCCTTTTGATTTTAAAGAGCATACTATCTTAAATTCTAAATTAGAATATGGTGATTATTCTCTACATCCTAATAATAAATTAGCTATAGAAAGAAAAAGCTTAAGTGATTTATATGGAACTTTAAGTGGTGGGCGCGAGCGATTCGAACGCGAAATTCAAAAAGCTAAAAAACTAGACGGTTATATTGTAGTTGTTGCCGAATCAACTCTTAACAATATGATTTACCAAAAACAAAAATTTGGAAAAGCTTCTGGTGAGTTTATTGCTCATAATATGCGACAATTATTAAGGAAATATGATAATTTACAATTTGTTTTTTGTGATGACCGTGAAGATGCTAAAATTAAAACTCTACATATCTTAGCAATGAATGAAGAAGCTTGTAAATTTGATTTGCAATATTATTTTGATACACTATGGCACTTATAGTAGGAAATCAAAAAAAATCTAAACCATTAGCTAACGTTAATAAAGAGTTACTGAATTTAAAAGGTGATTTAACTGACGAAGAGGCAAGGATTAGTCTTGCTAAATTTCTAAGATATAATCTTGGTTTTACCACGGAATTATCTATGGGTTTAACATTAGAAGCGTATCAAGAATTAACACTTAATTCTTTTTTTAATAGAAATTATTGCATGTTAGTTTGGGGTCGTGGTGGCGCTAAAAGTTTTTGCGCTGCAATCTATTGTATTCTTAAATGTATATTAGAGCCTGGGACTAAAATACTTATTGCGTCTATTAACTTTCGTACTAGTCGCCGTGTTTTTAATGAAATTGAAAAATTTTTAATGTCTCCAGGCGCGGCTTTAGCGAGACAATGTTTTGGTTTAAAAAGTAAACGAAATGACCAATACGAATGGCAAATTAATGGTGGTAGTATTACAGCTATTCCATTAACTGGAGAAAAGATTCGTGGTATCCGCGCTAATGTACTTATTTTGGACGAGTTTTTACTTTTACCTCCAGATATTATTGACAATGTTCTTATTCCATTCTTAAGCTCCCCAAGAGACGTAGGCGAACGTATTCGTATTAGAAAATTAGAAGAAGAATTAATAAAAAAGGGTTTATTACATCCAGATAATCGGCATATTTTTGAGAACACATCTCAAATGTTATGTTTAAGTTCAGCAAGCTATACTTTTGAACATTTATTTCGTGTTTATCAGCAATGGTCACATTTAGTAGAACACCCAGACGAGCAAGAGTCTAAAGAAGGCGAGCTTCCTGGAACATATTTTATTTCTCAATTAAGTTATGAAGCCTTACCGCAACATATGGTCGATCAAGGCGCTATCCAAGTTGCTAAAAGTGGTGGGAGTTCACACCATTCGTTTTTACGTGAATATTGCGCCCGTTTTATTGATGGTGGGGATAGTTATTTTTCACCTAAAAAAATGCATGAATGTACGATTTCAGATGGAGAATATCCAACTACTAAGGTAATTGGTGATAGTGATAAAAAATATATTTTAGCAATTGACCCGAACTTTTCGTCTTCTAAAGTTGCTGACTATTTTGCCATGAGTGTGATTGAGTTGGATGAAGAAAAAAAACAAGGCGTGTTAGTTCATGGATACCAAGCTGCGGGGTCATCATTACAAGATCATATAAAATATTTTTATTATTTATATAAAAATTTTAATATTGCCTTGATTATTATTGACCATGCGGGTGCGGATACTTTTATAGATGCAGTAAATAATTCTCAGTTTTTTAAAGACATGAATCGTAAAGTTGGCTTTGTAGATTTTGATTCTGATAAAGAAAATGAAGATTATACAAAAATGTTAAAAGATTGCGCTCGTCAATATAATAAAGATTTTGGCAATATATGTATTAAACAATATTTTACAAGCTTCTTTTTGGGTCGCGCGAATTCTTATTTACAAACTTGTATTGATCATAAAAAAATATGGTTTGCCTCGCGCGCGAGCAACCATCCTGATATTTTAGAAAATATTTTTACAATGAATCTTCCGATGGAGTATATATATCCTAGAGGTATTGGAGAAAAAGCGGATAACGAATATGAAACAAAAAAATTGACAGTCCGCGAATTTATAGAAGAGCAGGACTTCATTGTTCAAGATACGAAAGATCAATGTGCTAATGTTGAAGTAACCACAACATCTAGGGGTACCCAAAGTTTTGATTTGCCATCACATTTAAGAAAATCTACAAGTATAAATAGAGCTAGAAAAGATAACTATACTACTCTTATGTTAGGAAACTGGGGGGTTAAAGCTTATTTTGATATAATGGCTCCAGAAAATTTTGCAAAGAAAAATACAGAGTTTGTCGCAGAATTAATCTAATAAAATATAAGATTTTAGTGTAATAACCTGTTATAATAAATTATGGCACGAAATAATAATAAAAATATTAAATTTCCAGAACCACAGGTAATAGAAGGATCTATAAAGTCAAAAGACACTATAGAGTTAAAAGCAAGTCGTGGAGAGGTTAATACTTCTGTAAGAAGAAATCGAGCGTCTACTATTTCAAGAACAGATAAATATAAAAATATTGAGGGTGGAGTTATTCCTTTTATTTATGGTGGTGGGTACGGAAAGTATACTTCTAATATTAGTGTTAAAGATACTATTATTTTATGTCAAAAAGCCTATTATAACTTTTCAATATTTAGGAATACTATTGATTTAATGACTGAATTTAGTTGCTCTCCAGTTTATTTTACCGGTGGAAGCGAGCAGTCAAGGAAATTCTTTCAAGCATGGGGTGATAGAATTAATTTATGGCGTTTACAAGATATGTTTTTCCGTGAGTTTTTCCGTAGCGGAAATGTTTTTCTTTATAAATTAAATGCTGAATTTACAAAACAAGATATGCGTGTTTTATCGGACTTAATCACAACAGAAGCAAGGACTGGGGAAATTCCAGTTAGGTATATCATGTTAAACCCTGCTGATATTCAAGCTATCGGATCAGCTTCATTTATTACTCCTCAATATGTTAAAGTTTTAAATGATTTTGAAATGAAGGTTTTAGTAAACCCAGATAATGAACAAGATCGACAATTGGCTCAGCGTGTAAAAAATTTAAAAGATATAAAAAATACAAGCAATATAACACCAACAAATCAATACATGGTTTTTGAACTAGAGTCAGATAAATTTATACCAGTTTTTTATAAAAAACAAGATTATGAACCATTCAGTGTCCCAATGGGCTTCCCAGTTCTCGAAGATATTAACTGGAAGCAGGAACTTAAAAATATGGATATGGCAATCAGCCGTACTATACAGCAAGCAGTCCTATTGGTTACAATGGGAAATGATGAAGTTGGTATGCCGACCAAAGAACAAATCGGAACATTAAGAAAAATTTTTGAAAACGAAAGTGTTGGTAGAATTTTAGTTAGTGATTATACGACAGATATTAAATTTATTATTCCTGAAATTAGTAATATTTTAGATCCTAAAAAATATGAAGTTGTAGATCGTGATATTCGTTACGGTCTTAATAATGTTCTTTTTGGTGAAGAAAAATATGCTAATACTAATACTAAAATTGAAGTATTTCTTTCTCGTTTAAAACATGCACGTGAGACATTCATGAATGATTTTTTACTTCCAGAAATGAAAAAAATCGGTAAAAATCTTGGATTTAAAAATTTACCAACAGCACGTTTTAAAGATGCGGATTTTAAAAATGATACAAACTTAACTCGTATTTATTCCAGATTAATTGAATTAGGAGTATTAACTCCAGAAGAGGGAATCACAGCTATTGATACTGGGCGCTTACCTCTTCCGGAAGAAAGTATTAAATCGCAAGAACAATTTAAAACTCTTCAAGAAGATGGCTTATATCAACCTCTTTTAAATAAACCTCAACAACAACCTGTTGGGCGCCCATCTGGTACAGACGCTCCTCAAGCAAATAAAGCTCCGAGATCAACGCCTACAGTTCAAGCTTCTGAAGATAAATCTAAAATTAATGCAGATTTAGTTGCTAAAAATTTAGCCAAATTTGATAATTTAATAGAATCAATTGAAAATTCTTTAAAAGAAAAATTTGATCGTAAAAGACTAACTAAAGAACAAAAAGAAATTATTCAAACTGTTGCAGAGACAATCGCAACAAATGAAAACCCTAAAGATTGGATAAATAAGATTACCGATTATATTAATAAACCAGTCCAATATAATGTCAATATGCAAGAAATAAATAAAATTGCTGAAGAGTTTGGTTTAGATTACAAAACAGCTATTTTACTTTATCACAGTAAAATATAAATTATTAATATAATTAATTATTTAGTGTAAAGTATCCTATGGTTCCTGGAAATTATAATTTACCAACTGGTTATAGAGGCGATACTTATGGCCCAATATCTTTTTATTTTTTAAATAATAGCGGTAGCGGTATAAGTTTTCATAATTACACTGGAGCGTTACAAGTTAAAAAATTTGAAAGTTCTAATACGGTAATTGGTTGGTACACAACAGATAGCTCAATGACAATTAGTGGCAATAAAGTAACTTTATTGCCCAAAAATGGTGATTGTATGAAAATTTTTCCTGGTATTTATAATTTTGATTTGCAACTCAGTTCCGGAAATAAAACAAGAACATATGTCAAAGGAAAGTTTCCTATAGAAGGAGATATAACAGATTTATAAAAATATGTCTGATGAAATTTATATTAATGTAAACGAAGACTCGAATGATATTCTTGTTCAAGTCGCAGAATTTGACCAAGTTCTTTCGGTTAATGGTGAAACTGGTAATGTTATTGTTGATAAAAATACTATTGGTTTAAGCAATGTTGAAAATGTTAGTATTGTTGCTACTAGCGGACATTTGCAAAATCAAATTCCAAAAGAAAATAGTATACAAGAATCGCAATTCGGATTAAAAAATTATTATTTAACTGGTTCGAATGATAATTATATTTTATATCTCAATTGTTATGGCGGGACTGGTAATATTTATTTAGAACAACAGACTAAAACAGCAATCGGGTCAAAATATGTTTTTCAGTTTATAGGGTTAGCGCGCACGACTTTGAATATATACGCGAGCGGACTCTCAGCACCAACACCCCCATTAACGATTGTTCCGAAAATTTTATATTCAACCGTACAAGAAGGATCTAAAAATCGCCAACTAGAATTTACTTTATTAAATAATACTATTTCATTTCAACCTGTTGACGAGTATTTGTTTACAGAAAGAACACCATCTACTAGTTTACCATTAGATGATAGATACGTTTGGACACAAACTGGAACTCAATCTATTATTGGTTTAAAAATGTTTAGTGAGCGCCCACTTGTTAATGGGACTGGATTCGTTTTAAGTAATGAGCTTGACTTAGTTTCAAGTAGCGCCGTTTATAAAACTGGCGATCAAACAATCAGTGGCGTTAAAACTTTCGTAAATACAACTCATGTTGACAGCGTTGATTTTATAAGAAATTTTAGAGCGACGGGAACACCTTATAATTTTACTAGTAATCAGTTCTTTGACTTTGGGCCAACTGGTTTCTTATTTACAGGATGGAATTTAGCGCCAATCAATCCTTCTGATGATAGTCGAAGTATAAAATTAAGTAATGGTAGTTATACTGTAGTTACCATTAATCAACCTGCTGGCGGCGGCAGCAATGTAACCTGGGAAGCTATTCCAAATAAAAATGATTTATCTAATAGAATATCTTTTAATTTATATTCTGGTAATACACCTTTTAAAGCGGCTTCTGTTAATGTTGGTCCAGAAACCATTTCTGTTTCTGGGTTCTTACCTAGAGAATATGATAGATTTATTATAAGATATGTAGGGGGTGGCGGCTTATTACCATCTGTTAATGTTTCTGGAAATTTTGGCGTTAACAATGAAATAAGATTAGAAGCTCGTGATAATAGATTATTTTTAGGAAGTTCTGGCGTACTATTTCAAAATGAAACTTCCGCACTTTCAACTGCTAATTATATTACTGTTCCAGTAACTGATAATCCTATGACTAATGGAACAAATTTATTAACAGCTTATGCTAAAGCAAAAACAACATTACCTAATGGTAGCGCACTTTCTGCGACAAATAGGTTAGCAATTATTTTACCACCGGCGATTTATGATCTTGGGACGCAAAGTTTAACTCTCGATACTCAATATATTGATATTATTGGTTCTACTCCAGATAGAAGCAAACATCATATCAAAAGCGATATTGGGATAACAAATAGGGGCACTATCCAACAAACTGCAAACAATGTTAAGTTATATAATTTAACAATAGAAAATGTAGATAATACTTATATTAAAAACTATGCCGCATCAGATCCGGCCGCATATTTTCCCAGTTCTAATTTAAATAATACATATTTAGAGAATATAAATTTAATTGGAAGCGTTAATATTTGGTCGATGCGTTTATCCATAGAGTATTCGGGAACTTTTAAAAATTGCACTAGTGGGGATTTTGCTTTCGGGGCCACTGGGTCCGCAAGCGGAACTTTCGAAGATTGCACTGGTGGAGATTACGCATTCGGTGGCGATGGTGGAACCGCAAGCGGAATTTTCAAAAATTGTACTGGTGGAGATGGCGCATTCGGTGGCGATGGTGGAACCGCAAACGGAATTTTCAAAAATTGCATTGGTACATATGCCGCATTTGGCGGGGATCTTGGAACCGCAAGTGGAACTTTCGAAAATTGTACTGGTGGAAATTATGCATTTGGTTATACTGCAAGTGGAACTTTCGAAAATTGTACTGGTGGATATAGCGCATTTGGTGGCTATGGAACCGCAAGTGGAACTTTCGAAAATTGTACTGGTGGAGATTATGCGTTTGGCGGCGCTGCGACTGCAAGTGGAACTTTCAAAGATTGTACTGGTGGAGATTATGCATTTGGTGGCTATGGAACCGCAAGTGGAACTTTCGAAAATTGCATTGGTACATATGCCGCATTTGGCGGGGATCTTGGAACCGCAAGCGGAACTTTCAAAGATTGCATTGGTACATATGCCGCATTTGGCGGGGGTCTTGGAACCGCAAGCGGAACTTTCGAAAATTGTACTGGTGGAGATTACGCATTCGGTGGCGATAGTGGAACCGCAAGCGGAATTTTCAAAAATTGTACTGGTGGAGATGGCGCATTTGGTGGCTATGGAACCGCAAGTGGAACTTTCGAAAATTGTACTGGCGGAGATTATGCATTTGGTGGCTATGGAACCGCAAGTGGAACTTTCGAAAATTGTACTGGTGGAGATTATGCGTTTGGCGGGGATATTGGAACCGCAAGCGGAACTTTCAAAGATTGTACTGGTGGAGACGGCGCATTCGGCTATGATGCAAGTGGAACTTTCGAAAATTGTACTAGTGGAAATTATGCATTTGGTTATACTGCAAGTGGAACTTTCAAAGATTGTACTGGTGGAGATGGCGTATTCGGATCTAATGGAACTGCAAGCGGAACTTTCAAAGATTGTACTGGTGGAGATGGCGCATTCGGTGGCGATGGTGGAACCGCAAACGGAATTTTCAAAAATTGCACTGGCGGAGATTATGCATTTGGTGGCTATGGTGGAACCGCAAGCGGAACTTTCAAAGATTGTATTGGAGGAAACGGCTCTTTTAACTTATAATAAATTATGACAATATATACGAAAACACAAAAAAATGTAACCTTTAAAAAAATAAATGTTTCAAAAGGCGAAGACAATAAACCCAAAAGGGAAGAATCTGACCCATCTTCAGAGGAGTCTTCTATTTTAGAAAACCATTACAATAATATAACCTCAAATTTAACTGATTATGAAACTTTAATAAGTTTTGATGTAAATAATATTGAAGATCTTGGTGGTATTTTAAATTATAGAAACTCTAAAGGAGATCATAAACAAGTAAGGTATTAAAATGAGTAATCAAGTATTTCATTTTTCAAATACGGGAATATCATCTGGACAAAGATTTTATCTTAAAGATGATGTGTCTGGTATTTTTTTAAGAAATCTTGTAATTAATTCGGATTTTCCAGTACTTGGTTCAAATTTAGTTTACAATACCGGAACTCAAACAATTAGCGGTTTAAAAACTTTTGCCACGCGCCCACAAGTTAATGGAACTGGCGTTCTTTTGAGCGGCGAAAGTATTCTTGATAATCAAATATCGAATAGTACTTCAGCAGGGCGCACTTTATTAACTAGTAGCGTACAAGGACAAAGAGATTCTTTATCTATCTTTCCTGCTTATGATAGTTATAAAGATCTTGTTCTTAATGGGCCTAAACAAACAAGTAGAGTTTACGTAACAGTAGATAATTGGAGAACTTATACATGGAGTCCAAGTCAAAGTCAATATATAGAAGTATCGCCATCAAATTTATTTATAAATACTATTTTTAATAGTGATTTTAATAATTTAAACGGACTAACATTCCAAACCTCTGAATGGTTGAATGGCGTACCAACTGGTTGGTCTGGAAACAATACTTCTTATACAATTTACAGTGGCTTGGACACTAATAATTTTGTAGCTAATATAGGGCAGTTATCTACAGGACCTTCTGGCAATTCTTTTCGTCAAAATTTAGGAAGATTACCAATAACTTCAAATGTTGAATTGACATTTACTTTAATAAATTCTTTTCCATCTTTTGGTACTCCAATTTTAAATGCAGCAATATATGATTCAAATTATAATAATCTTGCAACAGGCTCATATATTACAACAAATAGCGGTACATTTACATTAACTGGAAATTCAATTCCAGCAAATACTAATATTATTGTAGGATTTTGGACTAATCAAGGTAATCCAGCTTTAGATAATGTATTTGTTAAAAATACATATACTAATGTTGCTTCTATTGAAGATATAAAAAATATAGTTTATAATACTGGCAATCAAACTATTAGTGGTATTAAAAATTTCGCGTCTCGCCCAACTGTTAATGGAACTGGCGTTCTTTTAAGCGGTGAGGTCGCACAAGCGGATTTAAGTTCGACCGTCCGAACTACTGGAGATCAAACTATTAGTGGTATTAAAAATTTCGCGTCTCGCCCAACTGTTAATGGAACTGGCGTTCTTTTAAGCGGTGAAGCAGTTAGAAGCAATGGCACAATCAATACGATGGTAAAACTAACGCAATCTCAATATAATGC